AGACTTAACGAACTCAGCTTCTTCTTTAGCTTCTGCACTATCATTGGCTGGCATCACCTTTAAATCAACATCACGAAGGACTTGTTCAGTAGCATACATGACAGCACCGATAGTACTGTCGTTATCTCTCATCTCACGGTACTTGCGTATAGCCTTCTTGCCACGCAACTCAGGTAGAAACTCATCAGCCCGTATCTGACCATTGTAGGTGTTATCACCCGCTACACCTAATACCTTCTTGGCCTCTGTCTCTGAGAGCTTCTTAACCATTACCGTAATCCTTTGGCGCTACTGTACGCTAGTTTCAGCGTAGGTTTTGCGTAGCCATTCAATGAGAGGTCCGTTATAGCCCAAACTAAAGCATCAAGACGGTCTGGTGAGCCTATGGACCCTAGAGGTTCCCACTGTACCATCTGATCTTCTAAATCATTAAGCCCTCTTACGTGTCTAACCTTATCCTGTTCATATAGTGCGGATACTGGTTCAGCCCTTGCCATCTTCCCTCTGGATGCATGTACGAGCTTTACTGGGACAGTTTCATCTTCTGTGTGTAATGTGTGACGAACCATATCGCCACCTTGGTTTCTTTCAGCTACAATCCTGTCAGCCATGTGTTCTCTATAGAGTTCTACAGCTTTGGATGCCCACTGTTGAGGAGTATATCTACCTGTGTGATCTTCTAAGACGTAAGCTATTCCGTTGACATCTACACCAGCAACTACAATACCAGTCATGTCACTTTCTGCATTTGACGTAATAGCCGGATCAATAGAAATAACCACCCTATTAAGAGATGGTACGTCATCCTTGTCTATCTCACACTTCGCAAGTTGTTGCCTATTCCATAATGCGCCAGATGCTTCATCAAGTATTTCTGCATATAATTCTTGTCTACCTAACCTTGTTCCCTCATAAGTCTTCTTTACTGCATCTAAGAAGGTATCTGCTAGATTGGCTGCATTATCATAGGTACTCCCTTTGCTAATGGTAGTCTTATCATCGTCTAGTATTGTTCGTATCAGTTTGGTCGTCTTAGGTGTCGTCGTTACAAAGACTTGAGGACGCTTACCTAAACGTAGACCAAACTGAAGCATGTCCCAAGTCTCTTGGGCATTCCTCCATGCACAGAGTTCGTCAGTCCATGCACTATATGCTTGCGGTCCCCTTAGTCGTTCTGGGTCTTCCGCTGAGAAGAAGACTGCTTTTGAGCCATTCTCCCATGTAAGAGTATTGTTGGTGGGGGACCATACAGGGAAACCAATAGGTTTGCCACGGTATGTCTTGTCACCCTTCCAACAGACATTGAGTAAACCTGAGTCACCCTCAACCATAACCCTGCGAACATCACCTTTAGTAGGTGCAACACAGTGGACAATCTTATCGCCCTTCTTGATCCTGTGTCTGACCCATTCGGCTCCAGCACGGGTCTTACCCCAGCCACGACCAGCAAGTGCAACCCAAACATTCCATATACCCTCTGGCTCTAACTGTTCAGGTCTAGCCCAAAATTCCCAGTTGTGTTGTAACTCTTCAGTCTTCTTAGGACCTAGCTCTTGGAGTATTTCAGCTACTTCTAAGTCGGGTAACTCCCTCAGAGTCTTCGCTGTTATCACTGTTCCTGTTCTTTCCTAACAAGGTCATAAGACTGTCAATGGCACTCTCATCAGTATCGGGATCTTCTGTGCCTTCTACTTCAACATTGGTTTGTGTAGGTGACCAACCACCCTTACTACGTAAGAATAATTCAGCAGCCTTAAAGTCACCGTCCAGTGCCTGTTGTATAACGACAGAACCAACTTGACCTACAATGTCTGCTCTCTCAGCAGCTATGTCCTCACCGTACAACTTGTAGAAAGTAGCAGTACTTGAAGGTGCCTGTTGATACTTCTGTATCGACGCAAGAATATCCCTAACAGCGACACCATTACGGATGCCCTTACGAACAGCTTTAGCTATATTCTCACTATATTGAAAACCACTCATGGTGAACCTTGATTACGACAAATAAGATTGGGGGGGATATACTATAGTATATACTTAAGTTTTGATATATAATATATAAACTGGTTAGTATTTATACTTAAGTGGAAACTATAGTATGTAAGGTCTTACTATTATATAGTAACTTTTTTTTGGCTTTGTCAACCCTTGTGTCGAAACTATTTTATAAGCTTTTGTTTTCTAATGAATCTTTTTTGGTTGACCAAAGTAAATTTTTTATGTTGTAGATGTAGGTGGAAACAGGACGGGTGTAAAATCCTCGTGGGAATTCTGGAGGGTCCCAAAGTGTTGCAAAAATGTCACACATTAGTCTAAACTAAAATAAAACTAGGGAAAAACAAAAATAATTCTTGACACTCGCAGGGCGAGGGGCCAACCAATTTCACCTAGTCAACCCAATGTTACAACATAACATAACCCCCGTTCAATCTCATATTATCCCCTTGTAAACTATGGAAAAAGGACAGGGCCGAAGCCCTGCCAAGTTAGGCCAACACAAGCCCTTAAACAATAACCGCATTTACACAAGTAACATGGTAGGCAGAAACAGCCGCCCCCGTGTCTAATTTTCTATTTGCCTTATTGCCAGCCACATATTTACACCATGAATTCCACCAATAAGCCGAACCCTTCTCTTGCGTCATAGCAACATAGGCTTGCACCTTGCGCCTTGCTGTCTCTGGTTTAACCTTGCCAAGAGTAACATCTTTATAGGCAAGCCCTAAGCGCACAAGGTTGTGGCTATCTATACACGCCACGTTAAACCCTAACTGTTGAGCAACAAAAGCCGCCTTTACCATGCCAAGGTTGGGAATAGGCAAGAACAATTCGATTGCGGCAACGGCGGCGGCTGGCGAGCGGATGCCTAGGGTTTCCTTGATATGGCTTACCTTGCCCCACAAATATGCGTCGTGGGCTTGTGTATAGGCATAGCCCTTGCCCTTTTGGCCCCACATAAAGCGGCTCTTGGAGCCGTGCTTGTTTACGTCAATAATTTGATCCAAGCATGTCGAAAGGCCCGCTTGTATGGTGCAAAGCGTAAAGGTAACAACGGGTAAAACCGATTGCTTAGCTTCACAAATATCTATTATCTGGTTTACGTGTTTTCTATACATTGTCTTGTGTCCTTGTGTTGGTGTGTTGGGGGCTTGTGCCCCCTTGTTATCTTAGGCTCTACTGCTACGGAAGACAAACAAGTCTTTAGCTTTAGCCGCTTTGGGTGCATGGTTACGGAAACCCCGCCCAAGCCCTTGAAGTTCACCGTTGCGGATTGCTGATTGCACAATGTATTTTGCGTCATCGCCATTTTGGCCTAACATCTGAGCAAGCTTTGCGGGTGAAATGGTGCCGTGTGTTGCGATAAGGGCGGCTTTAAACTGATTGCGTGTCATTTTGGTTTTCCTTTTCTGTGTTGGTTGGTTGGGGCACTGTGGCCCCGTTTGATTAATTACGAATTGCAAGCGCTTTGATTTTATCCATGATGTCGCTTTTCATGTCAAAGCAATCATCAAGGGTTATGCCGTTTTTGTTTGGGTTTCCGTCGTCGTCCAAAATATCTTGAAAGATCATATCCCATGTTGCATACCGGCGCACCAGATTATCAATATGGTCTAGCTTTTCTTGCATTTCATTGGCGGCTTCAATTTGTCTGTCTGTCTCTTCCATATCGGCGGCCAGTTTTTCATCCAGCGCTGGCTGGTCTAATTGGTAGTTTACAAGCTCTTGCATGGTTGGCATTGAATGTTTCATTGTGTTGGTTCCTTTTTTTGTTTGTCGTTTCGATAAACAATACCTAGCAAAGCCCAGCCATAACCGCAATGGCGCAAAAGTATAGGTTTAAACTTTTTTTCTACCCTAAAGGATAGGCCCTATTATATACTATAATGAGTGGAACAAAAAAAGAACAAACCGTGAACAAATCATGAACGAACAAAAAGAGAACAAAGCGTAAACAAAGCAAGAACAAAGAACAAATAGGGGGAACCGTTTTCCATGTACCATAGGCACCAAAAGTGCTTTCGGCATTCTGGGGCCATTTCTGGGCCTCTGAGGGGCAAAGGCGTCTACTGCATAGCAGGTATGATCTGAGCGCATGCCATACATATTCATAAATTCAGATATGTTTGTCCAGACAAATAAGCCATGCAAAAAATGCATAGCAGGTATGCAAAAATAATTGTTGCGCTGGTTCGTGGTTCTGCTATGCTGGTGTCAGAGCGTGACAAGCGCCACATTGCCAGCACACCCAAGGGCCAGATTTTTTAAATCGCAGTCGCAAAACGTGGAAGGATGGCCAATCGAAATTGTGTTGCATAAATGTCACACCTATACAAAATACCTTGTCAATAGTCCAGAATATCGCTTGACTATACTTAGGTATATAAAAAAGATCAAAATAGTGCTTGACTATACTTTAGCCAGGGAAACCTATCCTTTCGGATTGTCAAGAAATCATCGGGATATCTCATATGGACAGTGTTGCAAAAATGTCACAGTTGCCAAAATGTCACTGTGGTAAAAATGTCACTGTGTCATAAAAATCACATATTCACAAATTCGCATATTCATATATCTATATATTCAGATATTAGAATGTGTGGTAAAAATGTCACACAAACCAAAAAATACCCCTCCAGTGGAAATATGGACCCCTCCAGTGGAAATTAGGGGTTGACCCCCACAGTGGAAATATGGAATAAGACCCCTACAGTGGAAATATGGAGAGATAAAATGGGTAGAGTAAACGACATGACTATAGAGATGAGAGAAAGAGCAGGTGGGCCATTTGACTGTGGCGTAAGAACCTACTACTATGGACGCAACGAAAACCCACACTGCTACAGAGGTGGCTGCAATATGAAAGGTCAGTACACAGAAGAATTGACACAACAGGAAATCAAAGAGTTCCACGCTGGATGGGACGATGCACAAGAGATGGGATTTAGAAAGGATTACGATTAATGACTGTAGATAAATGGGATATTGAAGATGTTGTGCAAGAGTACGACTCTAATCTTAACATCACCCTGACCCAACTTGCCAAAAAGTCTGGTTGGGATTACTATGAACTTCTTAAACTTTTGATGACGGAGCAATAAAATGGAACCAACAGTAACACGTATATCAGACAAGCGCCCTACCTTACAGGAAGCACAAGCTATTGTAGAAGGGTTGATTGAATTTGCATTTGACAATGGTTCTATGCAAGTGATAGTAAACGAAGAGGGCTTGCTGATGAACATGCCCATAAATATAGAAGCTAGTCACTTGGTTGGTCACCCCGTTGTGGGTCCAGCCTTGGTATTGACTGGCA